CTGAAATAACCCCCAGTGCATTCCTTTGTGAGGAGAGCTCTCTAAATCCAAAACTAATATTTTCATATAATGTATATTACCAATAAGTAACTTGTTAATAATAACAAACAAATGCCAAGCATAGTTAGTAATGCTTTTAAAACTATTTTGTGTTTAAAGAGCATTATTGCGAGTAAATCATTGTTCCTTTTTTATTTATGATTAACGCTTTTTTCCTAGCACTCTTTCCATTTTCTGGAAAAGCCAAATGACACCAAGAATTATGTTCCAAGATAATCTGTTCATAAAGAATATCAGACTTAAAAATAGTATCCACAATGTCATGAGGACTACCAAACTTTGGGCAAGTAAAGTCGCAAGCCAATCCTCTAATGTGTGCCGAAGTTGGTTTAGAACCGAGTAATGTATTAAGCTCCAGACTACGATAGCCAGAAGAAATATTAATAGGGTTATTACCCAATAGTTCTCTAACATTTTCCATCTCCATTGCTGTTTTGTATAGGTTGTCTAACACATCATCAGATGGTGTATTGTCTATACCCTTTCTTGCGGCTGTCTCGCTAAAGGTTAATTCTTCTATACTAAAATGAGGTGATGCTTTTATCATTTAGCTATGCCTTTTAGTTTTTCAAAAGTACGCAATCCAGACATTCCTAAAAGTGCGAAAGTTAATTCTAATAAAATCTCATGGTCAATAGTAGGGATAGGAGATGTTACACCATCTAACCCATCTATATAAACTGCAAAAGGATGCCCTACAAAAAGCCAAAACACACCAAAGGCACACGACCAACCTATCATGGGTCGCCATCCTGCAACAAACAATGACCTATGTCCAGCTTCTACTTTGTTAATTTCTGTTTGTGCTAGTAATAATTCATTAGCATTTTCAACAAGAGACTTTTCTATTTCTCTTTTTGCTTTAGCGTTAGCGTTCTTGTCAGGAACAACTCTATCTATGACATTTCCAATTAGTGGTAACAGTGCTTGTAACATTATTCAACCCATCCATATAATAAACAAAGTGCTACTGGTGTTACAGGTAATACAGCTAATAAACCTAAACCAAGAACAATAGGTTTAAACAGTATTTTTTTTAGTTTATCCATTGTTTAAACACAATAGTAACTAGTGAAGATATAAATGCAGCAATAGCCATACCTACCCAGAAACCACCCTTTCCTTGATTAGCTAGTGCTAACATTTCTTTCATATCTCTTGAAAGTTCATCTTGGCTTTTTTGTAGTTGCTCTATTTGTTCTTTCATTTTTCCAAATTCTTGTGGGTTAATATCGGTCATTATAGTATTCCTGTTTCTAATAAATTAGGAGTGCTTAAAATGCCTACACCAGCAGTTCCTTCTTTGATTTTATCAAACATTTTAGTTTTAGCTAATTCTTGATCATACTGTTTTATTATATTGCGAATTATAATTTTTTGTCTTTGTGGACTAGCTAATAACAAATCTTTTTTTAATTCTTCTGCTACTTCTTTATTCATACCAACAACTTGTTTAAGTTTTTGTACTATAGACATAACAAAACCTTTTTTGTCAGCACTGTCACTAAAGCTATCTAATTGATCTTCAACTTGCCTTCTAGCTGTTGCTGATCCACCTAAAATTTCTTGTTGAGCAAACTTTCTTTTTGTTTGCATTGTTATCATTTTTTCAAAATCAACAAACTCTTTGTCTGATTTAAACAAAAGTTTTAAGGCTGCTCTAGTTCTTGGTGTACCAAAGGTAGCTTTTATTACATCTTGACCTTTATCTATTTTAGTATACATTTGATTTAAAATTCCAGATTTGTAGGCAGCTTTTGCAGCTTCAGTCATTCCATCTACCATTCTTTTCATTTCTGGATTATCTATAGTAAAGAATTTTTTACCTTGATTAAAAGCATTTTTAACATCCATAGCATCAGAGAAATTATCATTAGCTTTTGCGTATATAGGATTATTTTTTCTAGTAATACTATCAAATAATTTTTTAGATTGTATTACCTCTCTACCTTGTGCATTTACTTTTCCAGTTATGTCTGTATTTTTTTCAATAATGTCATCTAAACCCATTTTAATTTTATGTAAATATTGTGTAGGTATTTTTTTCATTTTGCTTAACTGATTCCATGTAGGATTTGATTCGCCAGTTAAAGATAAGTTTTTCATTTTTTTAACATAGGTTTCCCATGCTTCTTTTATTAATGGTTGATTAAAAATATCTACATCGTTTACACGAAAACTTGATTGATTGACTTTAGTTTTATATGCTTCTGGATATAATTTGTTTGCTTCTTTATATTGTCTTTGATTAATTTTAAATAAATAAGAAGAGTCAACTTCTGATCCATCTACACCCATTGCATTATTTAATCTTTTTTGTGCGTTTTGCGAAAAAACTTGTCTTGATTCAGAAATAGAATCTTGTATAAGTTCAGATGATTCTGATTGTATGGTTGCTGCTTGTCTGCCTAACTTTGTAGTGCTTTTTTGTAACTCTGCTATTTGTATGTCATTTAAACCTAATCTTCTAGCTTCATCTAATTGTCTTTGTAGCTCTACAGGAGTAATGTTTTGATCTGCTAGGTTATTAGCAATTCTTTGTACAGCTTCTTGTGTGGCACTAGGTTTTGTAAATCCAAGATTTTTCATTAAATTTTGCATTCCAGTAAATCCTGCTTTTATTCCTTGACCACCACCAATTAATAAAGGTGGAACAAATGCACCACCAAGACCATACATAGCCATACTGCCACCCATGCTTGTATCTCTTGCAGGGTCATAAGCACCTGCTCCTGCAACAACTCCACCAGTACCACCTATCCCCATTAATTTTATAATTCTTTTTGCAATGCTTGTATCTTTATTTGCTTGTAACCATTTACCTACCTTTGGAACTTTTGTTATTGCAGATCCAGTTAAAAATCCAGATGCTATGCCTGTTAAAATAGCTTCAACTGGTTTGTCTGCTCTGTATGCTCCTTGTTGCTGTCTTAACTCTTGCACATAAGTATTGTAATCTGCTTGACCAATTGCAGACATAACTTTTGCTTCAATTTCATCACCAAACTCAAAGGTTGCTGTACTGCCTATATTTCTAGCAAGTTCTTTTACTCGGTCATATCCAAGTCCTACTTCTGGAGTATCACCTTGTCCTGTGCCACGAAATTGTTTTTTTAATAGTCTGTCTTGATTCTCTGGTGAGTCATAACCACCTGCTGTCAATAACTCTTCATTTTTAATAGTAGGTGCAGTAAACAATTTTTGTCTTTCTTGCTCTACTCTTTGTTTCATTTCATCACTATTTGGATCAATATTGTCAGGAACATTTCTTATTGTAATTCCATCTTTACTTTGAATATCATATGGCATATTTATTTCCTATTTTAATAATCAACTACAACAGTTTTATTAGGCGAGTTAACTCTAAATGAATCTAAAATAGATAATGAGTCTTTATTATTATTTGGGTTTGTTGATTCTGCTTTGTAAACAATATCAATTGTTCCATTGTAATTTTTAATAATATATTCTTCATCTGCTATAGCTAATTCTATAACCCTTACTAATTCTGCTGGAGTCATATTGTCATAGTTAGCACCAGCAGCTTTTTGAAGCAACGCTTGTTCTTTATCTGATGGCATACCTTTAAGTTTTGAACCAGCATCTAATTGTCTGTTAGCCATTTGCTGTACAATTTCTTTTGTATTTGCTAATTTTTCATTGAGATCAGCACCACCTACACCAAAGAATGAAGCTATTCTACCAACATCTGTTTTTAAATCTGTTTGTAACCCCATAAATGTTTTATCAGCTTCAATAGCTTGTTTATATTTTTGATACTTTGTAATGTTTCTTGGAGCAGATTCAGCTAAAGGTTGTAATGTTGATATTTTTTTATAGCCCAAGTCTAATAATGGAGCAACAGTTGGTGCTATAGGATTTGTAACTTTTAAAGTTTTAGCTAAAGCATTTAACTCTGCTTCTTGGGTTTTTGAAAAAGAAATACCAGAGTTTGGAATTTGAGATTGATTTTTTATAGTTAACAAATCAGAATATCTTTGGGCATTATTTGGTCTTGTTGTTGGTTTATTTAACACTTCAAAAACTTTTACAGGATTATTTATTGCAGCTTGTTTTAAGAGAGGATCTGCCTGTACTCTATCGTCTGCTAATAATTCCTCTAAAAACTTTTTGTTTTGTGCTTCTACTTCTAAAGCTTTTTTGTTTTCTGCAATCTTTGTGTCCATCAAATACTTATCTGCTATTCCTTGAAATGGAGCTTGTGCAGCTTGATTAGCATTTAAGTATGCCTTACCAAGATAAGGTACAACACTTCCATAATTTTGATTTTTAGGTTGTGCAAAATAACTAGCTAATCCAGTCATTATGCCTGTGCCTATTGATCTTTTGTTTGCTGATGCCATTGCTTCTGGAGTTATTAACTTTGCATCTAATAAACTTTGTGCTCTTGCATCTGGTCCTGCACCAAAAGCGTTTATACCTTCAAAATAATCAAATAAATTCATTGTTTTCCCCTATGCCCTTGAAATGTATTGTCCGCCAATACCTGAAGTGCCACCTTGACCTAATACGTTTCCAGTCTGACCTCTCATTAGCATTGCTTGTTGATGTCTTAATCTTTCTTGTTGTTCTGGTGTGAGTGCATCTACTCCCATGCCTAATGCTAAACTACCTACATCTCTTTTTGTAGGCATATATTCTTCTAAAGCACCTAACCCAAGATTGTCTAATAACCCAACATCATTGTTGGCTGCTTGTTCTAATCCTGTTTGAGTGTTTGCTGACATTGTATTTGTATTTAATAACCCTTCATTAATAGATGGTATTTCTAAAAAACCTCCAGTATTTTGCATTTGAGCTTGTCCACCGCCACCCATCATATTTCCTAAACTTCCTTCTGATGCAGTAAAAGTGCTAGGGTCAATATCTATTGCATCCTGAATAGGATTAAAGCTACCAAAAATACTGCTACCTCCCCCACCCAATGCTGCATTACTTGCAGCTTGTTCTAATCCTGTTTGTGCTAAATGAGATGGCATAGTTGATGCGGCAGTTGTTGCTGGACTCATAGCACTACCAAATCCTGCTGTTGCTCCACCTAGTGCTGCACCTTTTAATGGATCTTGACCCATTGCGTATGAGCTAATTGCTCCTATACCTGCTCCAATTAATATTGGTTTAAGCATTATTTACCTCCCCCACTTGAAGTAGAAGTTTGATTAACTGGAGCTGGTGCTCCGTATGCTGCTGACAAGTAAGACTCTAGTTTGTTGTAAGGTTTATTTTGTCCAAACTCAAATCTACCAATATCTGCATTTAATTTATCTTTTGCATATTGTTCTTGAGTTTGACCTATTTTAGCTAATTGATTTATGTCTGTATAATCTGCTGCTGCCATTTGTGGAGCTTGTGCAATAGCGGCATCTTGTCTTGCTCTTTCTGCACCAAAGTTACTGTAAGCTAATTCCGCTGCTCTGTTAGTTAAAGAGTTTGCTAGGTTTTCTGTTGCTTGTGATTCCATTTCGCCCATAGCACCTGAACCATATCTACCAGAAGCTGCTGTTCTGCTACCAATATCTCTAATAGCTTTATTAAATTCATTTACAGCAGGAGTTGCTGCACTTGCCATCATTGCAGAAAAATATGGATTACCTGCTGATAGTCTATCTCCACTAATTGTGCTTAATTGCTGTGCTTGAGCTGCTGGTACTAATGGACTACCAGTTCTTGCTCTATCACCTGCTAAACCTAATGCTTCTGTTGTTGCTCCTGATGCTGGAACATAAGTTGCATCTGGGTAATATTCTGGAGAGTCAGCTCCATATAAAGTCTTTGCTTCATCTAAACCATAGGTTATGTATGGCAAGATAGCAGGGTCAATATTTTGTGTAGTTTGGGTTGTCTGACCACCACCACCACCTTTCATTTGAACCAATCCTGTTTTTAAGTTAATGCTACCCTCACCCCCTACGGATTTAAGAAGTTTATCTTCAAAGTCATTAATATGAGCTAGTTTAGTATCACCTTCAATACCATAACCTGCTACATCTTTTAAGAGCTTTTTAAGTAGCCATACTTTAAGTTTTAATATCATTGTTGTTCCTATGTTTAAATGTTAGTGTTGCTAAATAAGCTCCGCAAGGAGTTCCAAAATAACCTATATGTTTTCTTTTATTGTTGATTCTTCTTTGTGCTACATAAGGTCTAGTTTTGTTACTATTGTCTATAGAAAAACCTTTTGGGATAGTTCTTCTTGCACAATTTTGTAGATTAGTAACTAACTGTAAATTTTCTAATCTATTATCAAAGCCGTTATTGTTAATATGGTCTATCTGTAATTTTTTAGGTATATCTCCATTGTGCATTTCCCAGATAATTCTGTGAACACGATAAGTTTTTCCTTTATGCGTTGTTCTAATATAATTTTTATCTTTCCATCCAACCTGTATATTTTCTTTAGTTAGTAGCAATCCATCTTTGTAATTATATTTTTTGTTCCAATTAATCATTCTAGTTTCAACTCCATTAATTGATATTTTGTTTCATAACCATATAGCCTGTTCCATAACCTAGCTATACTGTCATATTTTGTAGATCCTTGTATTGCTGTACCACCATTTTGTTTGACCCAAGTTTTAAATTGTTCAAACCCTTTTTTTGTTACCATGCCACCTTCTTTTTTTGTACCGATATAAGTTATGTAACAAACTCTTTCGTGTGGGTACATAACCCATTGCACAGTCAATGCACAATAACAAACGTCATCTTTCATAAGTAAAAGAAGCTGTTGTTGTCCTTGTGCTACTGTAAGTTTAAGTGTGTCGCTGCAAAATTCGCCATCACCTTTTTCTAAAGCTCTATTTAATATTGGTTCTGCAAGATACCAAAATCTTTGCACTTGGTTTGTAGGAACAACATACAATTTCATAATTTTTAACCGACTATTATATAATCATATGTTACATCAGTATGAGATGTATTTCTATGCCCTATAATAAAGCTACCTTTGGCTTTTGTTTTAATATATGTATGGTCTGACTCTGCTGCTGCATTTGCAGTTCTTGATGACAATACGATAACTGAATCAAAACCTGCTCTTTCATTATTAACTGTAGTTTCTGTAGATGATGTTGCTAAAGTAAAAGTACCACTATTATTAGTCTTGCCATTCATGGCATTATTAACTACTTCTGCTACAGCTCTAGGGTCACCACCTTGATANGGAAGTGTACGATACATTCTAGGCATTAGAAAAAACCTCTTTGTTTAGCATAAGACTCATAAGTATTAGGCACTATTTTATTTCCTAACAAAGTAACATCACCTCTGGCTATTGCTTCTTGAGCTAATCTCATAGTATCTTCATAAGATTTACTTTGTTGTCCTATTTGTATTCCAAGCTGATTGTTATATAAATCCATTTCTTTTTCTTCTTTTGTTTGTAATGGATGAGCTGATCCTAATAAACCAAAAGGCAAAGTTACTTTTTCGTGATAATCACTAATACCTTTAGCTATTGTAGGATTAGTTTTTCTTGCCATTTCTGCTGCCCATAACAAATGTCTATAAGCATCTGCTTCGCCACCTATGTTTACTTTAGAAGTGTCGCCATATAGATCACGAGACTCATTTATATATCTGTTCCCTTCCATTGTGCCTAATATATCTTTTAGTTTATTAAACCATTCCATTATCTATTGCCTTGTGGTTTTACATCTACATCTACTGCCATAGCTGTTGTCCAACTTCCTGTGGGTTGAACATTAAACCTATGATACCTACCTGCACTCCTTAAACTACATCTACCCTCTGTTGTAGCAGGAACAAATGCACTAAACTCAATGTTGTCATCTAATTCTCTACGGCTAGCTACAGCAACCTGTGCTGTTCCGTTATCTATTTGTGGTCTTGCTAGTGTTGCGACAGAGTTATAACCAATCTCTACATCTGTTGTAATAAGTTGTGGTGTTATAGATTCCCCTGTAAAAGTAACAATTTTGTCATCTTTAGTACCTGCAAATAAAAACTTACCACCAATAAATAATCGTGAATCTAGTGATGCTGGCATAGTATCTATATCTGTATAACCTAAACTTGAGCCTAAACTTTCTAATGTCTCACCTAATGTAGCAATAGTACCTACGACATCTGATGTTGTTTCAGCTCTTGACCATTTTTGTAACTGCCAATTATAAATAAGTATTCTTCTGTTACCATCTACATCTGCATAGTTCCATACTACAAGGTTTTTAACAGGGTCTACAGCAGCACTCATTGTGTTAATATTTGTTAAATCTACTGTGCTTAAAAACCATCTATCTACTTTTTCTAATCCTATGTTTGTTACTGTTTGACCATCTGTAGAATACCATCCATCATCTGATAAAAAGAAAGTAATATTTCCATATCTAGCAACAGAGTTACCCTCTAAACAACCTAATCCACTAGAGATGGTATCAAATTGAAAGAACAATGGCGAACCAACATATGAAGCTCTAACCACAGATTTTTCTAGTAGTATAACCCCAAATTCTCCACCTGTTATTGCTTGAACATTACCACCATCAGGAATTATTTGAAAGTCACTTTGGCTTGTAGCTCCAGAAGTCCAATCTGTTTCATCATTAATATCAGACCATTGAACTTTATCTGGATTTGTGCCTGTACCAATGTTACCTGCAAATACAAAGTCACGAACAACAGCAATGTCTTTAGCTACAGGAGCTGCTGCTGCAACATCTGCAAAGGCAGAAGAAACACCGATAGTCCATGCTTGTATTTTTTGCGTATCGTTACAAGCTAATACTATATTTCCAAATTGTTCAAATTTCCATGTACCATTTCCTGTGTAACCACCTACTTTGGATACATCTGCCAATGCAAGTGTTGCAGTATTTAATTTAAATAATTTTGTAGCACCACCTGCAAACACTTCTACATTAGCTCCGAATTTAGCTACAAAAACACTATTGAGATTTTCAGTAGCAGAATTAGAAAAATCTATCTCACTAGGAAAAGCTCCATAACCAATACCGACAGGATATACATTTTTAGCATCATTTAAACTACCTGCATTAGCTGGTTGGTCTGGTAGCCAGTCTGTAAATTGTAATCTTTTAGTTGCCATATTAAGATTTCATTATGTATGCAAGAGCATAGTAAGGGGGTAAGTTAGCATTAGTACCACTTACTCCATTTGATGCAACAGATGTAGATACTGAAATACCTGTTGCTGCTGCACCTGTTCCTGGATTTGTAGTCCATCCTTCATCTGCATTTGGATTATCAGTTAAAGTAGGTATGTTTGACCCACCAGAAACATCCTTTGGTAATGAATGTAAATGTCCAGGGTCTGACACACTAGATGTTGCAGTATGTGAGTGGCTTACTACAACAGCAGTTGCACTACCACCAGTAGCTCCAACAGAAAGACCTGGATATGTAGTATCACCAGTACCAGCACTAGCACCAACAACAAATTTATTTCTTAAGTCTGGTGTGCTACTTGTTCCATCACATAATAACCATCCACTAGGAATAGATGCTTCACTGCCTGACCATAGCATAATCATTCCTGTAACAAAAGCATCACCCCAAGTTGGTGTTGCTGATGAACCACTAGAAACTAAAACTTGTCCAGATGTTCCTGTTGCACCATCTAATGTTAAATTTCCA